GCAATTGGTTCAAACTCTTCTTCCTGTTGTGCTTGTGCTACTGCACGAGGAGTAGAAAGACCAAGCACAGCATTCAAACGGTTCTCAATAGCTTCATACTCTTTGAACTCACCAGAAGCAGTGAATGTTTCCAGACTGTATGCTTGCTTCCACAATGCTTCCATCTCTTCGTCATCAGTAGAGAGTGCAGCAGGTGCAGTGAACTCGGCAGCATCATAGTTCCAGTAACCAGCAATGGTACGGATCTTCAACTTAAAGTTAGCACCTTCCCAGAAATCAAAGACATTTACAGGAGTCTCATCCTGGAATTCAGGTTGCATAGCACCGATGATCTTATCATGGATCTTCTTGCCATACTTATAAAGAAATACTTTACCTTCATTTTCAGGGTGCTTGGGGTCACTCACAACCAGAACGTTGGAATAGTATTCCAGTTTACGCTTCTGTTTACGAGCAACATCTTTGTCACTCTCAACCCCACTGTTCCACAACTTGTTATTGTGAGCACAGACGGGACACTGATCACCATTAGTAGTGAGACAGTTTTCAATCAACCAACCGCCCGGTCCTTGGAAGGCGTGACGGTATAGTTTTGCCCAGGGAAGGGTTTCCCCTTCAGGAGCGGGAAGGAAACGCAATACTGCATAACCATTACCGCTAGCGTCAAGTTCGGGCTTCCAGAGACGTTCATCGGCACCACCAGAGGCAGTGCTGGATTTAGTGAGTTCCTTTTGAAGGAAGTCAAAGTTAGTCTGGGACTTGCGCTTTAGATCTGCAAAAGACATAGGATTGGTAGGATGTTTTGGATTTGGTTTGTGCGACCCCTCGATCACTTTGTTATTATAGCACAGGCAGAAGGCAGGGTCAATACCCTTCCGCCTCTAGTTGCTTTTTCATGACACGGATTTTCGATATCAAATCATCAAAGACGACAGTGGCATCTTCGTTTGCAGAAGCACCATACATGATAGCAGCAAGTTTTATACTCTCTGCCATATCTGTTGCTTCTGGATCATCACTTAACTTCAGACGAAAGTAAAATACTTTTTGTTTCTCAATCAAAGATTCTAAAACATTAAAGTAATTCATCTGTTTTTCGGGTGACAATGCTGGGAAGACCACCATACTTTTCATACAAAATTCTTGCAGTTTTGCAAGTTCTTGTAAGTCACCTTGGACCATTTCGGATCTAAAAAACTCGCTTGTCATACCAACAATAGTTTAGCTCTAGTAGTTTTTTTGATGAAGTTTAACTTCTGTGCATCATACTTCAATTTTTCTTTCAGAGGTTTGCTAATCAGTTTAGATACTGATTCAATTTCAATCTCATTTGATTCACAGTAGTGAACAATCGCATCGATATAGTTCATTGAGTTCTCGTAAGCGATTCTCTCAACATCTTGCGAAAATTTCGCAGTAGTCATAAATTTATCCTCTAGTTTTTCTAGCATGTTTTTGTTGGTACTCCTTGATATATGCTTGCAATGATAAGAGATATTCTTTTTTTGGTGGAACAACACTTACTTGGGTGTCGCCATTCTCACAAGCAACAATCGTCACTAATTTCTTTACAGACAACCCGTATACTTCACGCAACATACATGCGTATCCACATTCTTGTACGTAGTAGTCGTAAAGATATCGTTCTTTTTTTGGTTCTGCTGCTGTCTTAAAGTCTATGATAGACAGTTCCCCTTTATACTCTGCAATACAGTCCACCCGTCCTGCAATTTGTAAATAGTCAGAGTATAACGCTGCTTCTTGTAGGTATACCCTATTTATATTATCGAGTTCCTTACGAGAAGAGTGGAACATTGTCCACGGCAGTGGCATATCTTTATACTTTTTTGTATCAAGTTCGTTGTTGATGTAGTCTTCAACAAGTTTATGATACCGAGTACCACGATTACAACCACGAGTAGTTTTTGCTTGTGCTGCTTCTTTACCAACACGAGCTCGCCACTTGGCAAGACCTGCTTGCTTTGCCGAATTGTTACTGATCACAGTAGTGATGGAAGGATACTTACCACCGGTAGGAGTGACATAGTATCTCTTTCCATCAATCATCTCTGCCTTCATTTCAATTGGCAGGATTTCATCTACATGATTAAAGATATTCATCACAGACCCAGGTTAAGTTTACTAATCAAGTAAGACTTAACAAGACCCGAACGAACAATGTCTTCAATATTATACTCAACCATAGAGAACTCTTTCATGTTCTCAAGGATTTTTTGGAAGTCAATGATACCTGTACGCTCATTAGATTTTTGCAAGTCAGATTGTCTTGCATCACCACAGAACATAATCTTTGTATCTTGACCACAACGTGTCATGATTGAATCAAGTTCATGGAAGTTTAGGTTCTGGCACTCATCAATGATAACGATTGCATTGTCTAGTGTAGTACCACGTAGGAATGATGTGGACCAGAATGATACTGTCTCCTGACTCTTAAGATTTTCATACAACATCTCGAACGATGCATCATCAGGCATCTCGAACATGTATTTTACCATATTCTTGTATGGAATTTGATAAAGAGATGCTTTATCTTCATGTGTACCAGGAAGAAAACCAATCTCCCTCGTGGCTACCAACGAACGGACAATGTATACTTTATCGTATGGTGTATGATCATGTAATACATCACGTAGAGCTAGATACAAAGCAACAAATGTTTTACCTGTACCAGCACATCCATAAGCAAAGATGTTTTGTCCTTTATCATACTCCTCAAACATAATCTTTTGATTATCTGTAAGAGGTTCTACCGGTAAAAGATAACCAGAATCAATAGGTTTCTTTCTCTTCATCTGTTTCGATGACATACCATTGATGTCAGGATGATTACGCTTTCTAGATCTAGGCATATTTACCACTCAACAGTTGAACCACGGACTTTGGATACACGATTCATAATATCGTTCCATCCAGGATGAGTCTTACTCATCTTATGTTTCCATTCACCGACCTCTTGTGCAGAAGCACAACCTGCTAGCCAGTCTTTATCCCACTCGGGATTTTCTTCTCGCCACGTTGAATACTCCGCCATGGACATGGAGAGTTCTTTAGTCTCTCCAGTCTCTTTGTGTTTAACAGGATACGTAGGCATCATTCCTCCTCTTGGGTCTTTTTATTGAATCCGAATGGACCAATTTTATTTTTGAGTCGTTCTTTAATAACTTGTGCGCTTAATGCTTCCATGACTTTTAAAACATCTTCTGCTTTATTAGGTCCGGAACCCATACGTTCTACAACGTAATTGTATTTACCAAAGAACTCCTCGGATACATTTTTATAATCATCTATGGTGATTGGTTCATTCATTGCCATTCTAATGCCTCTGATACAGTTGGAAATTGTTGAATAAAAACTTGCTTACATTCATTAGCGATATCCATATGCTCTTTCTGTGTGCCATTAGCAGAACGCAGTTGGATATAATGGATCCACGAACGACATGAGCCTGTCATATAGATTTTGGTTGGTACGGCAAGGGGAAGCACAAAACGAGCACACTCCTTTGCAATACCATACTCAAGCATCTCTTGATAAAGTTTCATTCCTTCTTCAAAATGTTTCTGCATTTTGATCTGAAACTCTTGACGGACAAAAGGATCAATATTATCAATAGAGTTTTGACGATTCTTGGTGTCCTGTCTTCGCAAGTCAGGAAGAGGAATTATGTCTGCTAACATAGAACTGTCAGCATACCGTTGAGAAAACTCCTGGAATGTAAATGATCTATGGCGAAGGATTTGAGCTGCCAGACCACGAGTGGTTTGAATTTCCAGAGTCATAAACGCTTGTTCAAACACAGACCAGTGTTGATGATTGACACAGTATTTAAGAAGACCAGCAACTTTAGGGTTCTCCTGGTTGTTCGGGTTGCTGACTCTCGCCACATACCCCATCATCTTCTCCGCTTCTGGGGTCACTGAAATCAGTTTTACGCTCATAACCAAATCCTTTTCTTTTGATATTTTGTTTTTGCAATGCTTCTTTTAGCAGTTGATCGGTGTAGATACCGATAAGATTATTGATATCTTCCCCACTCTTTACTGCTATAGTAAGTGCTTTTTTAATAACTCTCGATTTTTTCATGTAGTATTATATCATAGTTTTTTTAATCTGCATACCCGTCATCATCATCTGTATTACAATAATGAGCAGGGTCATCATAATTTTCTTGGTTGGTATTGTTATATGCAGTAGTATCTGAATATATTTCAGACTCCAATACATTTAACAAAGATTTTAAATTTTTATAGATAAGTTTTAATTTTTCTCGCTCCATAAGAATCTCCATTTCAGTCCATTATAGCATAAAAAAAGAGGGGTCGCAACCCCTCTCATTATTTACAAGTAGATCACTTACTGTATGTTTTACCACGATAACAGAATGTACCGTGTGTTTCTTTCGACTCGACACAACGTGTATTATACTCAACACCACGGTATGTAGTGTGAAGAACTTGTGCGTTATGCAGCGCAGATGCTTTTTGAATCTGCTTACGAATCAGGTTAAGTGTGTTCATTGTAGTTACTCCTAAAGTAGTTGGATTTTAATCCGTTCCTTTAGTCGTTTGCGTCCCAGATACACTCGGGTGTAGATTCCTTTACTACCTCTACCAACTCTATCTTGAAAACATTAGAGATATTCTCGTTTGCTTTCATCCGCAGCATAATAGCATCGGCTTGTTGGCAGGTGAGTGATGAATAGAAAAATAGTTCTAGCATGGGATGAACGGCTCCGTTCCGCGACTTACTTGCGTCCTCCTTGCGGAGGATGAACGTGTGGTATTAGTATACCATAAGTATTTAGATGTGTCAATCATTTAGATTTAGTATCATTTTTAGATACATATCCATATAATTTGGGACTGATTCTACCTTCTGATTGAGTATAGGTAATAAAATCTTTTTTATAATTGTCCCAATAATAATCAAAAAGGTCTGCTTTTTTATTGCAGGTAGCAATATCAAATTTGGTCAATCCTTCTTGCACATACTCCACAAGATATGCATTATAAGGTAATGACTTATCTTGTGCAAGTGCTGGATCACAATCTTGCTGGAGTATGTTAACACTTTTTGCCATTAGGAACGATTACCCCATTCGATAGTTGGAAATGCTTCTTCAACACATGCTCTGGTGAGACGATACTTTTTGTTCAATGCTTTATCTTTTGCAAGCACCAGAAGTTCTGCTTCACCTTCAGATAATCCTTCGAGCATCTGAATGAACAGATTCTCTCTCTGCGACTGCTTGAGGGAACTGCTACCCCCCTTGAAGAACAAATACAGTTTCCTGTACTCTTTCTCTAAAATGGTGTGCTCTGTGCCCTCTGGAGCATCGTTTACATTATAGGGTACGGTTCCTTCCGGAATAAGAGACTCAATACTTTCATCAAAGTTAATGATGAGTAGAGATCTCAAAGCGTTAGTATTATTATCTAATAAGATTTTAATCTTTGCTGGTTTGGTCTTTGCGTTACTCACTTTTTGGAGCACTTCACTGATTAACATTTTCATTTTGTTTGGAATGGCGATGAACTACGAAAAAAGAATTCTTGCATCAAGTCATTTAATTGATGCTCTTTAAAATACTCTAAAGGTATTTTCTTTCCAGAAATATTTATAGTGTTATACTCATGGAGAATTTGGTCTTCTATCTCTTCTGGCACATAATCAAAATCAATAAGTCTCCGATTCCTATGATAGTTAGAGAGTTGTTGAACGTCTTCACAAAATTGGTCAGGTTTTTGTTCAATCCATTTAGCAAGTTTCTTCTGACTAATTGGTTTTTGTCTGACACCCTGAACAATGCAATCATCACTCGATAAAAAGTTAGGGATGCCGTCAGACTTATCTCCTCGCATTACATGCTCTTTAATATATTGGTGAGGATTTTCATGACTCACCGCACGTTTAGTGATAGGATTGTATTGTTTAATACCAGGATACTTTTGCAACTGAATAAAATCTTTGTCTCCAGATAAGATAAGAACTTTATCTTCGTCTTTTTTGTTTCTGCATAGAGTAGCAATCACATCATCGGCTTCTGCACCGAAAACTTCAATAACTTTATAGGGAAAGTACTCT